GCCACTGCGGCGCGTGGCGCGGCTCGCTCGGGCTCGAGCCGGCGCCGGCGCTCTACATCGCGCACCTGGTCGAGATATTCCGGGAGGTGCGCCGGGTGCTGCGCCGCGACGGCACGCTGTGGCTCAATATCGGCGACAGCTACGCGACCGGCGCCGGCAAGGCGAACATTGCCGGCGGTGACATGCGTGTAGCCTGGCAGGGGCGGACAACGCAACCGAACCGCATGCCGTTGCCCGGCCTCAAACCAAAAGACCTGATCGGCATACCCTGGATGCTGGCCTTTGCGTTGCGCGACGACGGCTGGTGGTTGCGCTCCGAAATCACTTGGGCGAAGCGCGCGCCGATGCCGGAAAGTGTCACCGACCGGCCGACGATGGCGACCGAAAAGGTGTTCCTTCTGACCAAGGCGAGCCGGTACTTTTACGACGCCGAGGCGGTCAAGGAAGACGCGAGCGAAAACTCGCATAGTCACGGACAAGGCAACGGCGAATTCAAAGATTACCACGACGGGCGCACCGGCCGGCATCAAGCCTATCAGCCGCCGACCCGCAACATGCGCAACTGGTGGCTGCTCGGGCCCTCGCCCTATCCCGAGGCGCATTTCGCGACATTCCCGCCCGAGGTGCCGCGGCGCGCAATCCTCGCCGGCACCAGCGAGCGCGGGGTGTGTGCGCACTGCGGCGCACCGTGGGCGCGTGTGGTCGAAAAGCGCGATACCGGCCGCAAACAGAAGATGGCGGATGGTTGGGAAACTGGCCCCGGCAGTCACCACACCATTCATCCCATGGGTCGCGAGGCTGGAGCGACAGGCGTTCCAGTGACCGAAAACATTACTATCGGCTGGCGACCGACGTGCCGCTGTACCGCCGAGGCGCCGATCGCCGGCACGGTGCTCGACCCGTTCCTCGGGTCAGGCACCACCGCGTTGGTCGCCGACCGCCTCGGCCGCAACTGCATCGGGATCGAGCTATCGGCGGATTACGCCGCAATGGCCGAGGGGCGGGTGCGCGGCGACGCGCCCTTGCTGGTGCAGCTGGCGGCCGACTGATGGTCGGCTTTGGCGCGCCTGTTACGCGCGGGCAACCGGTCGGCGCCGAGGACGAGCTCGCCTTGCTGATCGGCGGGCGGTCGTGGGCGGGCTGGCAACGCGTCTCGGTCACCCGGTCAATGGATACCGTACCGGCGGCGTTCGCCGTGCAAGTCACCGAACGCTATCCGCGCACCGCCGACATTGCGGTGGTGCCGGGCGATGCGTGCCAGGTCAAGATCGGCGGCGACCTGGTGATTACCGGCTACATTGACCAATACACCTCGCAGATTAGCGCCGGCGACCACACGGTGCGCATTGCCGGGCGGTCGAAGTCGGCCGACCTGGTCGACTGCGCGGCGTTTGTCGGCTCGCCCGATGCGCCCTCGTTCCAGATCAAGGGCGGCACGGCGCTGTCGATCGCGCAACAGGTCGCCAAGCCGTACAGCGTCGAGATTTCCTCGGTTTCGGGGCCCGGCGCCGACATTCCGCAATTCAATGTCAATTTGGGCGAAACCGCGTGGGAGATAATCGACCGGATCACCCGGTTTTCCAAGCTGGTCGCCTACGATCTGCCAGACGGCAGCGTGGTGATGGCGCAAGCCGGCAGTGAAAAGATGGCGTCAGGCTTTGCACAGGGTGAAAACGCCGAGCTCGCCGCGGTAACGTTCTCGGCCGACCAGCGCTATTCGGAATATGAAGGGCACTTGCTGTCGACCGGGGTCTTTGGCAACGACACCGGCACCGGCGCCACCCGCCAGGGGCAGATTGTGCGCGACGAGGGGGTTAAGCGCTTTCGCCGCCGCTACATCATCAGCGAACAATCGCATATGGGGCAGTTCCTCGCGCACGACCGGGCGGTTTGGGAGCGCAACCGGCGCTATGGGCGAAGCCAAGCGGTGCAGATCACCGCGGACGCCTGGCGCGACGCCCGGCGCCAGCTGTGGGCGCCAAACCACCTCGCCCCGATCCGCTTCCCGGCGATCAAATTGCCCGATGCGTCGTGGCTGATCGCCTCGGTACAGTATTTGCGCGACGAGAACGGCCAGCACGCGAAGGTTACAATGATGCCGGTCGAGGCTTTCAGCCCCGAGCCGGTCGCGTTGCAGCAAACGCCCGTTCTCGTCGAGCATGTCGAGCGTTTCAACGCCACCGGACGGTGACCGCGACATGAGCGAGCAAGGGCAACTAGATCGCCTGCACCGGCGCACCGCAATGATGATAGCGCCGGTCAAAATCACCGCCACCGACGACAGCGGGCCGATCCACCGGGCGCAAGTCGAGGTGAACGGCACCCCGGAAACCCTCGACGACGTCGCGGTGATGCAATTTTACGGGTTCGCCGCGCATTGCCCGGTCAATAGCGATGCGACCGCGTTTTTTGTCGCCGGGCAGCGCTCAAATGCGGTCGTGGTCGGCACCAACAACCAAAAATCGCGGCTGCGCGGGCTGAAATCGGGCGAGGTGGCGCTCTACACCGACAAGGGCGATTACGTAAAGATCCTCGACGGGCGCATCGTCGAGGTTTCGGCTGGCGAGACGGTCAAGATCAGCTGCAAAACGGCGCTGGTGGTCGCCGAGGACAAGATGCGGGTCGAGGCGCCGCGTTTGGAGTGTACCGGCGATATCGAGGCGAACGTGCCGTGAGAACCCGCACCGAGCTCGACACCCGGCCGCCGGGGTGGATCGAGGATAGCGGGCTGATCTTGCCCGGCATCCCGCGCGACATGCCCGCCGCGGTGCCGGCCGGCGATATCCGGGTGCTGTGGAACAACGCCGAGGCTATGGGCGATTGGGGGCTCGCCCTCGGCGATGTCGAAACCGGGCAGGATCTCGAAACCGCCTGCCTCGTCTCGCTGTTCACCGATGCGCTGGCCTCGCCCGACTTTGTGCCGACCGACGGCGCGACCGAGCGGCGCGGCTGGTGGGCCGATATGTACGAAGATCGGCCGCTCGGCTCGCGACTGTGGCAATTGGAGCGGGCGAAGAAAACGCGCGCCACGCTCGGCCAGGCGCGGCAAATGGCACTCGCGGCGCTGCAATGGCTGATCGACGACGGGCTCGCCCGCACGGTGTTGTGCAACACCATGTGGCTTGCCGGCAACATGCTCGGCATTGCCATCGGCATTGTCCGCCCCAACGGCGCCCTCGTGCGTTTCCGGTGGGGGTGGGCGTGGGATGAGCTCGCGACCCTGCGCTCGCCGGTGCGCTTTCCCGACGACGCCTTGCCGCCACCCGAGCTCGTCGCCGTCTAATGCCGTTCGCCCGCCCGAGCCTTACCCAGCTGCGCGACCACGCGATTCAGGACATTACCGCCTCGGGCGTGCCGGGGCTGTCGGGGCTGTTGCGCAACGCGGTGCTGCGGGTGCTCGCCTGGTGCATGGCGGGGCTGGCCTATCTGGTTTACGGCTATGCCGACTGGATTGCCCGCATGGGCGTCCCGTTCACCGCCGAAGACGAGTTTATGTACGCGTGGGCGGCGCTGGTCGGTATCAACCCGAGCGACGCCGCGCCAGCACGCGGCAATGCGCTGTTCTCGGGCGTGCCCGATCGCCTGTTGCCGGCGCAAACCCCGCTCACCCGGTCGGACGGCACGCCATACGAGACGACGGCCGAGGGGCATATTGGCCTCGACGGCTTTGTGACGGTGCCAATCCTCGCGCTGGTGCCGGGCGCGTTCACGAATTGCGACCCGCAAACCCCGATGTCGATCGCCCGGCCGATATCCGGCATCAACTCGGGCGGGCTGACAATCGGCGACACCGTCGGCGGCGCCGACCAGGAACCCAAGCCGCTAACCCGCTCGCGCATGCTGGCGCGCTACCGCGAGCCGCCGCAGGGCGGGGCGTTCAACGACTATCAGCAATGGGCGCTCGAGGTGCCGGGCGTCACCCGCGCTTGGACTGAACCGCTCGGCTATGGCGCCGGTACGGTCGTTGTCTACCCGATGTTTGACGATAACGAGCATGACGGTTTTCCGCAGGGCACCGATGGCGTGTCGGCCGGCGAACTGCGCCAGGGCGCGCCGGCGACCGCAACCGGCGATCAGCTGCTCGTCGCCGATCACATTTGGGGGCCGCAACCGGTCACCGCCCTGGTCATCGTCTGCGCGCCGCTACCGTACCCGGTCGACGTCACGCTGATCGCCCTAGACCCGAACACCGAGGACATACGCGAGGGCGTCGAGGCGTCGTTGCGCGACCTGTTCCTGCTCTCGGGCGAGGTGGCGGGCACGCTGTACCCCTCGCAATTTTACGAGGCGATCCTCGCGACACCGGGAATTCGGACGTTCACGATGACCGTGCCGGCGGGCCCGGTCACCGCACCCGGCGGCGCCCTGCCGGTGCTCGGGCAATTCCTGGCGCCGGCGATGGTCGAGGGGCCCGATGCCTGATCTGCCGGCCTTTGGCGCCACCGACTACCTGACGCAGTTTCAGCGGCTTTTGCCGCGCGGCCGGATCTGGCACCGCGGGTGGGGGCGGGTGCAGGACGCCGATCTGCTTACCCTCATGCCGACCTGGTCGCGGCTGCACGCCCGGCTCAACGCCCTGATCGGCGAGATTTTCCCATGCTCGACGCTCGAGCTTTTGACCGAGTGGGAGGCGACGCTCGGGCTGCCTGACCCGTGCGTCGGCGAGCTCGGCAGCGTGCAACAGCGGGTGCGCGCGGTTTGCGCCAAGTTCGCCGCCCGCGGCGGGCAATCGAAAACCTACTATCGCCAAGTCGCCGCCGCCCTCGGCTTTTCAATCGAAATTCACGAATTCACCCCGTTTACCGCCGGCTGGGAAGCGGGCTTGCCGGTTTACGGCGAGTCGTGGGCGCACACCTGGTCGATAACCGCCGTCGCCGAAATGATCTGGTATTTCGAGGCCGGCAACAGCACGGCCGGCGAGCCGCTGCGGATTTGGGGCAACCGGCTACTTGAATGTGTTTTTGAGCGCATCAAGCCGGCGCACACCATCCTGATTTTCCGCTATGTCGGTGCCGTCTGGGATTCCGGTTTGGCGCGATGGGATGGCGGCCTTTCAATCTGGGACACCGAGGCTTATGCCGAGCGCGATTGACGAAACCAAGCCGATACCGCTGGAACCGACCACCGCGAGCGTGCGCGACAATTTCGCCATCGCGAAAGCCGAGATCAGCGAATTACAGGCGCGCGGCCCGTTTCTGCCGCTTGTCAGCGGTAATGCCCTTCTCACTGGCGGATGGTTTGTCGTCCGTCACGGCGCGAATCCGGGACTGACAATAGAAAACACCGGCGCCGCGCCGACCTTCGCCTTGCAGGTTGGCGGCAATCCGGCGGTGTTGTGGTTTCGCACGGTCAACTCGGCAACGAACGCGCCGGTCGCCAATCTGGCGGCGATAAGCAGCACCGGCAAATTCTCGGTGCTTGGTGGTGCGTCTGACCCGTTCGAGCTTACTGTGCCATCGGGCATGTCGGCCCGCGCTTGGTTTACCATTACCGGCAATCGTACATGGTCAGTCGGCCCGCGTGCTGACGGGGCCTTTGAAATTGGTGATCAGACCGGGCAAATCGGGCGCATGGTGATCGGCACCGGCGGCTTGATGCAGTATTTTGGCTCGGTGAACGTCAACGGGGTTTTGACGGTAGCGGGCACCGGGCTCGGCGCACCGCTACCACCGGGCGACGAGGGCGTTGTTCTACCGGCGATGCTGCCGGCGCTCGACGATCTGCCGGAAACGCGCACCACTGCCGGCGACCGGATCATTCTATATGCCGACGTTGGCCCCTTCGATTTCACCATCGGCATTTCTGGCGGCACCATGTGGTTTGGCAACCGCGGTGTCGCCGACGCCTTTGCCTGGTATGCGGGGCCGGTGCAGATCGGCAATCTCAGCGGCGCGGGGGTGTTCAATGTCACCGGCGGCTTCACTGTCAATGGGGTTCCAGTGGCGACCCAGGACGCGATCGACGCGCTGGCGGCGCAAATCGCGGCGATCCGCGATCAGCTTGCCACCGGCACTCTGCCGGCCGAACCCGGCGACTCCGATCAAGGGAGCAATGAAGATGGAACCGTTTGAACCGACCGCACCGGTTGCGGTGACCTTGCAGGCGCAACAGTGGAACGGGGTCATTGCCGCGCTGGTCAAAGCGCCGTGGGAAATGGCCGACCCGCTAATCCGCCAGATCACCGCGCAAGTCGCGAGCCAGGCGCCGAAGTCGCCGGCGGCCAACGGCGCCGCCCAAGCCGAGGCGGCCGATGCACCGCATTGACAACGCCACCGCGATAGCGGCATTGCCGGCGCCCGAGCCGGTCGGCACGCCCGGTTTTTTCACCAACGGCAACCGCCCGGCCGGCCTCGCCCCGACCCGCGTCGACGACAATTGGCTCAACACGGTGCAAGAGGAAATCGCCAACGTCGTGCTTGCCGCCGGCTTGCAGCTGTCGAAGGTTAGCAACACACAGCTTTACGAGGCAATACAGGCAATCGCCTACGGTGCTAACCCCGACTTGTCGGCCTATCTGCCGTTGTCGGGCGGCACGCTGTCGAACCCCGGAAATCTCACCGTTGGCGGCGCGCTCACTGTGACGGGTGGCGTCACGGCCGCGCAATCGGTGGCTGTCAGCGGCAACCTTCAATTCGCCGGGACCACCGCTAACATCGTGAAAATGGACAACGGCAATATCGTTTTAACCGGCAGCGCCGGGGGGCAAACGGCGCTCGTGCAATTCAATGCGGTCACAACCTATGCATCGGGCAATCTCTCGGTCGTCGGCCAGGTGAACGCCGAGGGGGCTATCCTCGGCAATAGCCTTTTCGCGGCTGGCGCGATCAACGGCAACGGCACCCTCGGCATTTTGGGCAATGTTAATTTTCATCAAAATCTAGATGTCGCCGGCACCGGCGACTTTCGCAGCCTCGGCTGCTTTGGCAACGCGACTATCAACGGCAGCATTAGCACTACCTACCTCGGGTGTAACGGCGACGCCAATATCAGCGGAACTGGTAACGTTGGCTGGATTAACAGCGCCGGCGACTTTGCCATTACCGCGGGCGGGGCATTCTCGAGCAATGGCGGGCAGATTGATATCTGCCAAACCGGCACGCGCGGGAATGTTGGCTTGATCCGCCTTGCCGGCAACTTTGTGCAAAGCGGGGGCACGCATGATGTTTACGGCGACCTTCGCGTTACGGGCACAATCGTCAATCCGTGGCAACCGCTGCTTTCCGGCGATGACGCAATCGCCCCTTACGAGCGTGGGCTCGCGGAAATCCGGCAGCTGGCACCAGTGATTTACGACCACCGGCGGCGCCTCGTCGGCCTGGCGCTCGACGACTGCCGCGAGGTGATGCCGGAAATGGTTTCGCGCGTTACCGACCACGCGGGCGAAACGACCGAGGGGCTTAACACCGGCGCGCTATCGTATGCGCTGGTCAATGCCGTGCGCGAGCTCGCCGACCGGGTCGAGGTGCTAGAGCGACGCCCGGCGCCACTGCCAGCATGAGCGATGCCGCCGCGCCCGCCGCGGCCGCCGTTCGACATTCTGCGGGCCGCCTTTTGGCTGCTCGCGGTGCTGGTCATCGTGACGATGGGGCTAATCGCGCTGGTGGTCACCGGCTGCGTTTTTGGCGCCTTGCTCGGCCGTTTTCCGCCCGGCACGTGCAACCAAATCGGTATCGGGGCGCTGATCCGCGACTATTGGTCAGAGATCCTGACAACAATCTTGGCGCTGCTCGTGGCGGGGCGACCGCCGCCGCCGGCACCGCCGCCTGACGACGGGGGGAAGTGATGGCGTGGGTAGCACCGAACCCGGCGCGCTATGCCGGACAAGTGGTCGACACCGGGCATTGTGTTCGATTTGTACAGGAGTCGGCGAGTGCGCCGCACACTTCGAGGTGGCGCCGGGGTACAAGAGTCCGAGGCAATCCGGTGGCGCCCGGCACGGCAATCGCGACGTTCGACCCGGCCGGAACTTACGGCAACCACACCGACGGGCGCTCGCACGCGGCGATTCTGGTCGCCGAGCAGGCGGATGGGCTGCGGGTGTGGGATTGTTGGAAGGGGCACCCGGTCGCGCAACGCACGATCCGGTGGCATGGCGGGCAGGGCAAGGCGTCAAACGACGCCGATGCTTTCTGCGTTATCGAGGGGCCGCCGCCCGCCTGACCGCCGCGGCCGCCTCATCTATGCCGAGGGCGCCGCTGACTTCCTCGACCATGTAAACGGTCGTCTCGTAATCGCCAGGGTCGCGCTTGACGATGCGAAAGCGCGATCCTTCCTCGCCGGCACGAAAAATCATCCCGTGCTTGTCGTCGACGATCACCCGCACCTCAGGCACCCATGCCGACAGCTTGCCGAGCAGCTGCCGCAACCGCTTGTGGTTTAGTCGCCGGCTGTCGCACTGCACCACGGCATAAACGCCGTGCGCCTCGGTCACAAAAAAAGCGACATAGGCGCCGATCTTATCGGGGCGGAATCGCTCGTCGAAATTGCCGAGCAACCACCCGCAAGCGAATTGCCGGCACGCCTCGGGCTTGTTCGCGTGAATCCCGCACCCCTTGCCGGCGAGGTAACGGCACGCGACCATCGGCGGCTTTTTGAGCTCGTTCACCCCGGCGACGGTGCAGCACAAGGTGCAGCCGCCGCACTGGCGCCAGCGGCGCCGGTCGCCCTCGGCGAGAATGATCGCGTCGGGGCCCTCGCCTAGCTGGATTCGGGTCGCACCGCCCTCGACCGCCTGCTCAATCGTCGCGCGCAGCTGGTCGAGGCGGTCGACCTCGACCCGTTCAACCGGGCGCTCGTCGGTCATGCGAACAGCCCGATTTGAGTTTGCCAGTTTTCCGCTAAGTCATTGAAACGTGGTTGCTCAAAAAACCCGGTTTGCCAGAAATCACCTAATGTTTTCAATGGGGCCACGCCGCTTGATCGACCGCGCATACCAGCGGATTTCATCATCTTTCCAATGCCTTAGTTTGCCATCTTTTGCAGACGGGGCCGAGTTTGCCAAAACGGGTTCCGGCCCCGTTCGCATTTCAGCGAGCCAACAGCCGCCATAAAATGCCGGCGGTCATGATCAGATTAAAGCCGACCATCCAAGTGAGCACCGCCAGCCGGCTTTCGATGCCGCCGAGCCGGTTCTCATAACTCGCCAATTCCTCGGCGGCTTTATCAGCCTTGTCGGGGCTGGCGCCGGCATCAAGCAGGGCGTCGCGCAGGGCGCCAAGTTGCAACGCCATTTTTCAAGCCTCGTCGTCGAGCAGGCGCACCGCCGTTTCGGCGGCCCGCCGCATGTCCGCCCGGCGGCTGTAATGCAACGCCATCGCCGCCGTGCGCTGCCCGAGCTCGGCTTGAATCGCGCGGACGTCGGCGCCGGCATCGGCGAGCCGCGTCGCGTTAGTCGAGCGCAACCCGTGAAACGTGAGCCCTTTCGCGATCCTGCCCTCATCTTCAAGCCCGCGGATCAGTTCGCGGAAATTCGCCCGCAACGTGCCGTCGGCCCAAGGGCGGCCATCGGCCCCGGCGACGATTGTCTCACCGATGCGCGGCGCCGCGTCGAGGATCGCGCGCAGCATGCGCCGCGCCGGCTTCCACACCGGATCGGCTGTCTTGTTTTGCTGCCATTGAATCGCCGTGCCGTTGTAATCCGACCAGCGGACACACACGACGTCGCCACCGCGCATCGAGGCGAACATGCCGAGGGCGACAGCCGCCCTTAGCGTGCCTTTCGCCTCGGCGAGCACGATGCGGCACTCATCCTCGCTCCACGGACGATTTGCGTCGCCCGGTGCCGCGAACTTTTTGAGGCCGACGGCGCCGTTCTCAAAATGCCCGAATTCGCGCCGAGTCTTACCCCACCCGAGCACCAGCGAAAGCATGTGCACGACGTAATTCGCAAAGCGCCGTTTTTTATCCTGCAACGCCTTGTCGCGGATTTTCTCGCAGGCCTCAGGGTCGAATTGGACTAGCGCAAAGTCGTTGAGCGTCGCGAGGTAGGCCAAAACCTTGTCGTAATCGCTCTTTGTCCGCTCGCCGAGCAACGTATATTTCGCGCTTGCCCGGTAGGCTTCGACGAGCGCGCCCCATGTACCGGACCCGTGCGGCCGGCGGCGGACGATCGCGCGCCGCGGCGTCGTGCCAGCCTCTTTGTCGAGCTCGGCAATCTCGAGGATAAAAGCCGGGGTGTTGGGGCGAGCCTCGATCCGCTTTTTTGTCGCCCGGTGGTAATAGTACCTGCGGCCTTTGACCGTGGTTTGCTTGATGCCGCGAATTTTTGTAATCATCGGATAGCCCCTTTCGAGCTCATTCTCGACTGGTGGTCAGAGGTGCCGTGCCGTCGCAAGCGGCGCGGCGCCTCGATCCGAATATAATCGCGGCAGGCGAATTTTACCATCAGGAACGCCGCGGTTTGCCAAGTTGGGCGATACCTTCCTCGATCGGCCGCAGCGCAGGCGGGGCGAGCCCGGATTGCTGGTCGAGATAATGGTCGAGGGCGCGGACGTCCCATAGCTTGCGGGTGTTGAGCTCGATCGGCGGCACCTTTTTGCCGATTGTCTCGTCGAACAGCCCGACCGAAACGCCGCAATATTCGGCCGCCAGCTCGCGCGACAACAGCCGCGGTGTCAGCCCGTAGGAAAGCAAGACGTGCTCGCGCGGCATTACGGCACGGTGCCGAGGATCTTGGCGTTGACCGCCACCTCGGGCGAGCGGCCCGCCAGGTGCGGCTTGATGCGCTCGACGGCATTCGTGACTTCGCGGGTCCGGGGCGTGCCGATCATAGCGGGTCAATCCCGGCGGCAAAGGCCTGGTCGAGCCAAGCATGAATCGCCCCGCGGCTGGTGAGGGCGTCGATTCCGGCGCGCAATTCCTCGATATCCGCGCCACCCGCCCAAGGTGCCGCTATCCATTGGCGCAGATAGGCGCGCAGCGCTGCGACGTGCGCAGCCGACAACTCACCGCCGCCGAGATACGCCTCGACCGCCGGCCGCAGCACGCCCGAGGTTTCGTGCATCCAAAAGCCGGGGCCAGTCTGCGCCATCAGTGCACCGCGCCGGGTTCGACGAGCAGGTCGACCATGCGGCCGAATTGACTGTTGGGCGTGCCCGGCTGCCGGATTAGGCGCCGGATTTTGCCTTTGTAGTCGCGCTCGACGTCATAGAGGGCGCCTAGCGATCTTTCGCGGTCGCCGACGACGACGTGATAGCACTCGCGCCGCTGATCCTTGTAGGCGCCGCCCGTACCTTCTCGGTCAAGCTGTCGAAAGGTGGCACCAAAATTCTGGTCGTGCGCTACCCTCACATACCAGGCGGCGGCGATAATCGCATACTGATCGGCCGCGGCGCGTTTAAGGATTGCCTGGAACAGATTGACCGCTAAAGCCTTGTCGAGTGATCGGAAATCGAGTCCGACGACAATCGGCATACCGTCTTTCATCGCCGCGAAAAACGGCGGCAAATCGCCCTTTGCCGGCAGTTCCTCGACCGCCGCCTCGAGGTAGCGGCAATTCGCGGCAAGCCAGTCGTCGAGGGTCATGGCAGGATCTCGAGGTCTTCGCGGTGCGCGAACCGCACCAGGCGCACCGGATAGCCGCTCATGCGATGAATCAACTCGGCATGCTGCCGGTAGGATCTGATGCGATCCATATCGGCACCGACGAGCGGATAATGGGTATCGCCAATCTGCGCGCTGCATACGCCCTCGCCGCCGTCGGGCTCGGTCGCAACCCAAGCGTAAAGGGCGCTGATCTTCTGACCCTGGCCCGGCCGCCACGATTGCGTCATGCGGCGGCCTCGGCGAGCTCGTGCAGCGGCTGCGCGACGCCGCCCTCGATCCAATAGGACGCCCCGAGCTCGGCCGCGGCGAGATCGGGCACCTGTTCGCGTCGCGACAAGGTCATGCACACGAGGGCGGGCATGCTGGCCTCGACGAGCAGCGCAAAGAGCCCGCTGCGGGTCGGGCCGTCGAGCACGTCGGCGGCGTCGAGCACCACCATCGCCGAATGATCAAGATCCGCCATCGCGACTTGCAGCACCGCGCGCACGCGATATTGCTCGCTCGTCGAGCACAACCCGTAAGGGCGCCCGTCATAGGCCGCGGCCATGTCGAATGAGACGGTGACCGCGCGCCAGCCGGCGGCATCGCTGTGAGCGGCGAGCGTGCGATTGAACGCGTCGAGCACGTGCAGCAATTTGCGGGCGCGCAGCCCGTCGGGGGCAAGCAACTCGAGCACCGCCTCGTTGGTTACGATCCGCTCGTGCAAATCATCCGCCTCGCGCTTCGCCCGAAAGCCGGCGAGCCGTTTCTCGGCGCGATCGAGGGCGGTTTTTGCCGTCGCGACGTCGGCGCCGGCGGCGACTGCCGGCGGCAGCGCTTTAAGGTAATTGTCCGCCTCGGCGGCGTTTTGCAGGGCGTGCCGGGCCGTCTCGACGGCGCGGGTCGCCTCGACCACCTCGCCGGTCAAGCGGCTGACCAGCCCGTCGGCCTCGGCGATTGCGTCGCGGCGCTTTTTGAGCTCGGTCGCGAGCGGCGCCGCCTCGGCCGCCTCGAGCCGGGTTTCGGCAAGGTTGACCCGGCGCAAGACGACAAATGCGCCGCAATGCGGGCACGCCATGCCGGGGTCGACGTTGCCCGGCGGCAACGCCGCCCGTGCGGCCTTGGCCTCGTCGAGCCGCCCGGCGGCACCCTCGGCAAATTGCTCGGCACCGCGCAGCAAATCTTTCGCCGGGTCGAGTTTCGTGGCGGCGGCCGCCAGGCGGTCGCGTTCCGCGGTCGACACCGCGGCGGCGCCGATCGCCGTCTCGTGCTCGTGCTTGGCGCGCGCCAGGGCGGCGAGCAAATCGTTTTCGTTGGCGTCGTCGTCGTCGAGATCCGGGCGCCACGCCGCACCGATGCGTGAGCCGTAATCGCGCCCGGTCACCTGGCGCCAACGCGCTTTCAATTCGACGCCGCGGTCGCGCCGCACCTGGTGCGCGCCATCCCAGCCTTTATCCTCGATAATCCGCCAAATCGCGGTGACCGCGTCGGCGCCGAGGCCGATATCGGCCATTGCCGCCGCCAGGTCGGCGCGGTCGGGGGCGGCGTGCAAATAACTGCCGAAAATGCGCGCTCGATCCTTCGCCGGCAGCGTCACGATGCTTTGCAGACCCGCCGCATAGACGCTTGCCGCCGGGGGCTCGCCATTAGCCCGCACCTGGCAACCAGGCCAGTCGATCCGCGCTGTTCCCGATTCTCCCTGAATTGCGATATAGCCGTGCTCGGCGCCGGTCTTGACCAATTGCGCCGCCGCCGATTTGGTGACGCCGGCAACCGGGGTGACGTCGCCGCACAGCACCGCGCCGACGCCTTGGGCGAGCGACGATTTGCCTTGCGCGTTGCGCCCGGCGACAAGGGCGATCGGGGCGAGCTCGAGCGAGGCGCGCTCGCAGCCGCGATAGTCTCGGGTTTCGATGCGGATCATTCGCGGAACCGCGGGTCAATGTTGACTTTGGTGTCGGGACCGATGCCGGCGCTAAACTTGCGCAACAATTCCTGATCGGTGGCCTCGGCGCAGATCAGAATATCGTAGGAAAAACCGACGTCGCGGCCTTTGATCAAAATCGGCTCATCGGCGCGCAGCCGGTCGAGATTGCCGAATGACAGACCGATCATGAAGATTTCACGACCGTCAATTGTGCCTTTCCATTTGAGCATAGGGGGCCCTCACATATCAAATTTGACCTGGCGGCGGGCCGCCGGTTTCGGCTGCTCATTCGCCGCTGTTGTTTGCTGTGCTGTTGTTTCCTGCGCGACAGCCTCGCCCGGCGGCGGTTCCTCGCCCGCTGGCGGGCCCGCCGGGGCGGTGTTGCGCGTGCCGGGTGGTCGGCCGCGGCGCGCGCCCTGCGGCCGCTCACGGGGCGCAGATGCGGCTGCCGGGGCTTGTTCCGCCTGCCCTTGTGTCACCTCGAGGCCGAGGGCTCGCGCCGCCTCGACAAACGCCGGCAACTGGCCCTCGCGCGCCGCGTCGCCAAGCCCGGCGATCTGGTCGAGCGTCAAATGATCAATCGCCTGACGATCGAGGGCGATTGCCTTTTGCGCCGCGAATTGCAGGACATTGGCGCGCTTCTGGTCGATCACCGAGTCGGTGATGATTTCATCTTTTTTCAGCCGCAGCATGTCGAGCTTCCAACGGATCACGATATCCTGCGGCACCAGGGCGAGCACTGCATTACGATAGGCTTTCGACTGCGCAATCGTCGCGTAGTGCGGCCGTTCAAACCACCCGCCGTTGCGCCGTTCCTCATAACGTGCTTCACGGCGCTCGACCTGCAATGTGTTGCCCGTCTTTATGTCGGTCACCTCGACGACTGCGGCATAGAAATCTTCTTCGTCGGCGAGCTCGGGCACGCTCGACGCAGTGACCGCCATTGGCTGATCGGCCGATGGGTAACTGGTGAAAACAAACAGTGAGCCCGTCTTTTGCATTGCCGCGACGAGGCGGTGCTTTAGACCCTTGTAATGCGCCGCAAGATGCCGGGCGCCGATGACCGAAATGCCCGTGACGGGGTCGCGCTGGCCTGCAATGTCGAACGAATAGACAAATTTCGACGATCCGGGCCCGTGCAGCACCTCGTCGGCGATCAGCGCATTGTCGCGCTCCTCCATGACGTGCCAGGCGTCAATGTCGAATCCGCCCGTCATTGTGCGGACTGCGTCGAGCGTCGCGACCTGGCGCGGGGCGACAAGCTGCGGGCGGGCGGTTTCAGCCATCTACGTTTTGCCCTTCCTCATTTGGTTGCAATTGATCGTTTGCGGAGGCGCTAAGGCGGATGCGTCTGAACGTAGTGTTGCAGCCATCCGTTAAACTCGGGTTGCGTAAGCGGAGGCCTGCCGTAGCGCGAACACACTTGTTCCACGCTGTCGTGGTAGCGGTCCAACTCCCTTTGAATTTTGGTCGGCGACAGAAACGGTAACCGTTTGAATTTTAGATAGACAGCGAACGCTTTGCGGAGGCGATAGACCCACGCCAGCGACGGCTTTCCTGGTGCGGGCATTGGGGCCTGCATCGCAATCGCGGGCACCTGCACCTTTTCCGAAATCGGCCGCACTGGATCATCCACGACAACGATTTGAACTTCCTTTGCCGGCGCAAATTCGCGCGGCACCGCCGCGGCTGCCTCACAGGCGAGGCAAGCGATCTGCTTTCCCGTCCATGTTGCCCTAATGACCGGGCCGCCACATGCCTCGCACACCCGGTCGGCGACATAGCGCAACCGGGCGTGGTCACTCCATTTGCGTTTGTGCGGATCACCATCGCCTTCGATGCCGATCGACGACAATACGCTAAGGAAATATTCCCAGCGGGCAACGCTATTCACTGGCATTTCGGCGCGTTGGCGGCGACCCGGCTGCATCGTATGCCGCATTGCGTAATGCAGTGGAATTTCCTGCTCGACCGCCTCGAACAGATCACCGATCTTGTGCCATTGGCGATCGCGCAACCGGGCGAAGACTTCGGCTTGCCAGCCCATTATGCATGCAACTCCACGCCGCCAACGCCGCGACGCAGAGTCGGTGGCGGCGGCGTTTCCAGACGTTTGATGCGGTCGAGCTCGGCGATAATCCGTTTTAGCAAGTCAATAGTGCTCTCGCACAACAGGCGCCCGAGATCCTGCCGCGAATACGCCGACAGATATAATTGCTCGATACCTTTGTCGGCCAAATTATTGAGGGTCCGAATTGTTGCAAAGAATTTGGTCGCCGGCGCGGGTGAAATGCGGCCATGTTTCGCCTGCACCTGCATCTTGCGTGCCGCCGCGTCTTGAGTCGCCCGCTCGACTGCCGCCAGACCCGAGGTTTCATCGCGGGTTTTCTTAACTTCTTTGCAGAGCTCGTCGACTTCCGCGGTCGAAGCGCCCGTGAGAACGGCGAATTGTGCCGCTTTGCCGAACACGACGTCGTTTTGGATTCCGTGCAATGCCACGATGCTCGATCGCGACAACTTGACTTTGGCGAAATCAAAGCCAAAGCGCCGACCACGGATCATGGCTTGCTGTTCAGCCCACGCAGCTTTAACCTGCCCGTCCTTGAGGTTCCATTCTTTGGCAAGTTGCCTGAGGGACCGATCTTGGTAAGTTTCGTGCAACTGCAAGACTTGCAGAATACGATCGCGGATCGACACTCCTTGTCCTTCAATCGTGTTCAATCGGCGGATCAGCGATTCCCGACGATAAACATCGGCCTCGGTCACGACATAGGCGTCGAAATCCGTGCGTTTTGCCAATAGGGCCGCTTCGGTGCGATGAACGCCTGTCGCAATCAAGTAATGCGCCGGCGGCGTGCCGCCGTCATACGTCAATAAGACAATTGCCGGGAATTCGGTTCCTTCCTCCATTGCCAGCGCATAACTAATCGCTCGATCCTCGTCGACGCGGCGCAACAGTCGTGCCGGGTTTTCATAGGACGCCTTAAGGTCGATTTCCGAGAAATCCACATGAGGGTGATATTCGTAGCGATAGCCGCCTTGATCGAGGAACTGTTCCGTTTTCTGATCTCTCATCCCCCATTCCTTTCTTTTGCCGGGTCGCCCTCGTGGCAAAATTCGGTGCCGAAAGCGCTGCAATATTTCGGCGAGCACAAGATCGACTGCGGGTTAGCCTGAAACGCCCAAGGATCGCCGGGCAAGATTCGCCGCACCGCATCGCCGTTGCGGAACGTGTCAAGGTCGGCCGCGATATGCCGCAAAATGTTGCTCGCTGCGGTTTCGGCCTGGCCGACCGCCACCGGCTTTGATTCCGGGTCGGGCTGCGCCTTGCCGATCGCGACGCGCCGGATGCTGTCGACCGCCGCCTCGGCGATATCAAACCCGTTGGAACGCGCGAGCAGGCTATAACCGCCGATCTGCGGCGCGTGCGTGGCGCCCGTGCGGGTCGAGGTTTTGAGATCCCGCACCCGGTGCGGTTCGCGGGCGACGACGTCGGGCTGACCCGACAAAACGATGCCGGGCGCAACCTCGGCCTCGAGCCGTTCCTCGATCAAAACCGCGTCGACCGTGGGGGCAATGTGCCGATGATAGGCGCGCGTCATGCCGACCGTCTGCACCTCGGCCTCGACTTTGTTCGCGGTCGTGCGGTCGAAGTCGACCCCCTGGCGCACACCCTCGGCCAATGTCTCGGCGGCGCAATCGGCGGCGACCGTTGACGGCGGCAGACTGCCGCTTTCGGCCTTTTCCCGGAGGATCACCTCGGCCGCCTTGTGCACTGCACTGCCGATCGCGGCGCCGATGCCGCGCGGTGTCGAGCGCA